ATCTCCCACCCATCCTTATCATAATACTTTTTACCCTTAGTGACTTGTGCCTCTACATGTCCAAGATCTTGTGTCTTAGAAGGGTTCTTATAACTATGTTTCTTACTCATGAATCATAAACATCATAAGGACCATTGAGTCTTTTCCTATGTTCTCTTTCATCAAGGACTTCATTGATGATGTCCTTTAACTCTTGCCTTTCTTTCTCTTCAAAGATAGGCCATACTTTAAAGTTTGCAGGAGGATAGATTGGATTACCATCAGCATCATGAGGATATACATTATCTGTACATCCTTTTACTGCCTCACCACTCATCCCTTGGGTATCAATTTTCGAGTTGTCTGCCATGTTGATCTAGCAATTTGACTTGACTTAGATTAGACTTTTGACTTCTTTTTATTTTCTTATATTCTTTGATGAGTTTTTCAACTTCATTCTTAGATATATTAACCTTAAGTTTTTCATCACCATGTTTGGTAATACCAAAACCTTCAGCAGCAGACTTATCTGTATCGTCTATGTACTCATTAATTCCTTCTTGAATTTCGTCACGAATAAGTGCATCAATTTGTGCTCGTAACATCTCATCATCATCTTTATTCTTACTCATTAGGTTCCTCCTTTCTTTTTCTTTTTTTCCTCTTCTTAGGAGGAACTGCTGCAACATTCCAACGGTTAGGTGCAACCATTCCATTGGATTGTTTCATACCTATAAAATTCTTCTGATAATTATCATAGTAATAGTCAAACAATTCAGAAGACTTATCTGCCATAGCAATATCATATTGGATATTGTCATCAACTTTATACCAAGTTAGGTATGCAGTGTAAGGTAATTTAGTATTGTTATCTTCATCAGGTTTACAGTTCTGATGAATGATTGATATACTAGGAGTGTAATTGGTATTCAATTTACAACTCCAACCTCATACTTAGTACCACCTCTACCACCCCATTGAATATCCTGATAGGCTTCAGCAATAAGTTCTTGTGATAGTGTAGGATACTTTGCCACAAGTCTTTGATCTTTTACAAGACAAAGTATAGCTGCTTCATCTGGCAAAAGAGTCTCAAGTATTTGTATAAAGATTGACTCTCTACGGGTCTTGGACAGTTGATCATTACCTCCTTGTATAAAGTTAAAGAAATGACGTTGCTCCTGCCTCAGAGACGTATGCTCAGTACCTGCAGGGGCATCATTCTCTTTATAAGGAACCTCTCCTTTAGGAAGAGCAGACTGAACTGTATCATCAAAGTTCCAAATCATAAGAGATACCAAAGCATCATTACGATACTCTTGGAGAAGATCAATCTTCTTCTGCCTCCCTCTTGTCTTATTAACCAAGTCAAGAATTTCAGATTGGAAAGGATTGGGTGGGAGTTTTACCGTAGGAAGAGGTTTCTTAGCTTTGGTTGTCCTCTTCTTCCTCTTCGATCCACTCGCTAGAGTAACCTTCTCCGAATTCTCCCCTTGTCCAAGGGCTGCTGCTGTTGTCGCCATGTTCAAATCGTAGGGCTAAAATTTCGTCGGGAATCACATTCCCATGTTGATCATACATCTCAGGATGTAGATTGTCACGGTGGTAAGGATTGGACTTAATAGCATGTGATTGTGCTAACCATCCGATTCCAAATCCAACTAATAAAGAAAGTATACTACTTATAGTAGCAAAAGTCAAGGTGACTATAAGAGTCTCGTTCATCATCCTCCTCCGAGTTATGGTGGTTTCCTTTTAATGTCTAAGGAAAGTTCAATGTAGATGTGAATTTCTCTCTTGAAGAAAGAAACCATCTGTCCAAAAATAAATTGAAATGATTTTGGTTCCCTCCTTTTTTTAGGTTTTCTGTTGCGGAGCATCAACTCCACGCCTTTATTTATTTCAAACTCAGGCTTTTTTTCTGCCTGGTTTCCTGTCGTGTTCATAACGAATTGCGTCCTCCATCATACCATAAAGATACTTTCTGATTTTACGTGCCTTTGGTTTAGGTATGAACCCATATGCCTCACGTAATTGTTGGTGTTCACTGTCACGTCCTCCTTTAATGTACTCATCTAATTGATAGATAGCATCACTGAGTTCTTTAGCGACACTGCTGTGAATAAATTCAGTCATATCTTGACGCTTCATTTTTAAACCCTTAGCAAACTGATAAAGATTTAAAACATAACGATCATTATTGAAGACTTCATCTATTGCTTTATCTACTGCTATGTAAATGTCCATTAAACTTCTAAATGTTTTTGCTCACGTAAGAATTTAATTGTTTCAGAACACCCACCAACAGGTTTTTCATTGTACGTGACCTGAGGAAACGTAGCACCATTTCCATACTCCTTATAGAAGGCTTCCTTTGTGAAGTTCTCTCCTAACTTATACACCACGTGTTTTAATTCAGCGAACTGTAGTAACTGTACCACCTTATCACAATAAGGGCAACCGTCTTTAGAATAGACTACAAATTCTTGGGTCATTTGCGTAAAGTTTGTAAATGTTTAAGTACAGATTCACGAACTGCCATCAGTTCATGGTAACACTTCTGGTTGTGAGCACAAGCTCTTAGGTTATGGTCAGGTTTAATAACTGACTCAACAAAAATATCTAATCCCCGATTGTATTTCTCCAATGGAGTTTCACTATCAGTGATTGTGTTCTGATCTTTCATAGAATAATGATGTTACAAATGATATGTATAATTAATGAGGATTATAGAGTCCCAAGTAATAGACAAACAAACATATGGTTGCAACCATAGCCAGTCCAACAAAGTAAACCATGATCATTTTTAAACTTCTCTCAAAGTATAACACTACCAATCGGGATATGTCCACTCCTTTGGTTCTAATTTCTTTTTAGTTGAAACAATTCTTCTTATTGTACAAACCTTACACTCATATGAATAAGAGGAAGGAAGAGTACCTCTGTCCTTTCTGGTGCGATAGAAACCATCAATAAGATTCTTTACCTCACCACACTTCCTACACTTCCTATCCTGTAGTAAGAGGTGTCCTAATGTTACCTGATCGTCTAAGTCCATCATCCACTCTGTCCTTAATTAATTCACCGTACTTTTCATGCAATTCACATCCTATATAATCTCTATTTAATATCTTGGCCACCATAGCAGTTGTTCCACTTCCCATGAATGGATCCAATATAATGTCACCTTCCTCACTACCTGCTTTAATACATGGTTCGATTAAGTCAGGTGGAAACACTGCAAAGTGAGCACCTTTGTATGGTTTCTTAGTCACATTCCACACACTTCTCTTTCTTCTAGTTGGTTCCTTAATAGCATCCACATCAAAATAATAGTTTTGATTCTTACTCAATAAAAAAATATATTCATGTGACTTAGTACACCTATCTCTTACACTCTCTGGCATTGGGTTTGGTTTATGCCATATAATATCTTGCCTCAAGTACCATCCATCTGCTCTTAATGCAAACGCAAGCATCCACGGTATGCCTATGAGATCTTTTTCTTTCAATCCCTCTAATTTATTACCCCGTCTTGCACATTTGTCAGGTAGATCTTGTTTACTCTTTGATACGGATTGTTTAACTAACCCTTGTCCTTTGCCAGGTCTATAGTTATAATAACTATCACCCATGTTTAACCATAATGTTCCATCTTCTGTTAAATTATTACGCACCTCTCGGAATACTTCTACTAATCTTTGAATATACTCTTCTGGAGATTCTTCTTGTCCTATCTGACAATCCTCCCCTCCATAATCTCTTAGGCCATAATATGGAGGAGATGTAACACACATCCTTGCCTTCTCATCAAACTCTTTAAGAGTCTCTTTACAATCACCATATAAAATTTTATCTCGCATAAAAAAAGAGGGTCGTGAGACCCTCTTATTATAACAGATTGTTCTGTAAAGATCAACCTATGCTAGGAGCAACGAGTGCAACCTCTGTCTCACCAGCAGATGCTAGGTCAAGAGGGAAGTTGTGTGCATTTCTTTCGTGCATAACTTCCATACCAAGGTTTGCTCTGTTAAGAACGTCACCCCAAGTAGG